CCTAAAAGGGCTAGTGTGAACGGATCCATAATGCCTCACTATAATACTAGGTCTTGATGATGTATAGCACGCCATAGTTCTTTGGCTTTGTTTCCGTGCCGCCGGTCGTGGATGTGTTGACGGTTAGACCAGTGGTAGATGAACCAGTGTTAGTAACGCCTGTATTGTATTGATTTGACGCTTGAATTACATATGAACCTGAACCAATCCCTTGATATGTATGCGTATGGCCTGGATCTGTTATTGCGTGGCTATGGTTTAAATACGTATCCGCCGCATAATCACTAACAGGTTGACCAACAGCGCCGCTAGATGAGCCAGTCGCATTAGTCCCAGCGCCTCGAAGAAACATACCGCGAAGATCCGGCAGTCTAAAGTTACCTGCGCCTTCACCGCCTATATCCCAGGTAGTCCCAATAGCGGCAAAAAGAGCTGCATATGTGGTTTGCGATACGGCTTGACCTTCGCAAGCCAACCAGCCAGAAGGAACAGATGTGCCAGCAAAAGGAGCGATAATACCCGCAGGATTACCAATTAAATCGACATATTGTTTAGTAGTTGCTTGCAACGCTGTCGTCGGATCCGCCGGAAGCACTACAGGAACGGTAGACGTAGCGTTCGTGGCATTAATCGTAAGGCGCGTTGCTGAGTTTGTTTTAATCGTAAAATTGCGGGTGCTACTAGCTTCAAAAATTGAATCTGTAGAATCCGCCGACATGACCGTGCGGGCCGTGCCGCCCGCCGTTGAGATTTGGATAGCGCCGCCAGCCACGTCAAGTTTATTTGCGGGCGCTGCGGTTCCAATACCAACATTACCTGTGCTATCCACCACAAATGGTGATGAGTCAGGATCAGTTTCGTCCTGCACGCGGATAGCTGGGCCTGCACCAAGCTGAGTTATGAGCAACGCAGGGCCAGGGCTGTTATCGGCTATAGTTACGTTAGTCGTGAAAACAGGCGATACGGCTGTAGATGGCGGCGCTATATTATCTACAGTCCAAATTTCGGTGCCGTTGGCGTCTGTTAATTTGAATTTATATGATGCGCCTGTAAGCCAAATATTTGCTTCGCCGCGAGAGTCCAATACAATAGGATTGCTGTTTGGCGTTGAAGCTGCCGCGTCCGTATAGGTCGCCTGTGGCGTGGTTGTGCCTGCGACATAAGTATAAAGAAACCCGCCTGCAAGCGGAACGCCTGCGGCGTCAATAAACTGAGCTTTTGCGGTGGGCGTTACGACAGCCATTTAGACACCTACACAACTTGTTACGGTCAGGATGACCGAAGGAATAGCGGGAACTGGACTAGACGCGGCAACATAAGGAATCGTGACGTTTGTGCTATCCACTGAATAGATAAGCTCAAAATAATCCCCCGTCTGGAGGTTTAGCACAAAATTCCACGCGGCAACAGCCGCAGCGTTTGAACCGCCGCCTAGAGTTACTTGTGTCGCGGAATCATCTACATTGACACCGTTAACGCGAGGCCAAATAAAAATACTATGCCCCGAGCCAGATATATTTTTTAATTGCGCCGAAAACTGAAAATTATATGTAGCTGTATTGTCTACATAAACCCGCGATGTGGGCGTGCCTATATAAACACCATATGTTAGATCAGACCCATCAGCGCGGGTATATGTATTATTAAAAGTTATCTCATAGGCTGTATTTGTAGCGGCGGGCGTAAATGATGTTGTGCTATAAAATGATCCGTATCGTCGACCAGCTTCTAACGCTATGTAAGAATTAAAGAACCAACGATACCACGGGCGGTTAACGAACCCCGTAGAATCGTCATTCATTTTGACGCGCGCGGCGGGGATCTGTGTGTTATTGTCGGCCAAATTAGGCATTGGTCGGACTCACATGCAGTTCAGCGCCCATGATGGCGATCTGAACAGGATCGGTGCCCGATATTTCGTAGACCCTATCGCGGAGTTTCATCGTCATGCCAAGCCGACGCCAAATCGTGCGGTAGCCAGTCTGACCGATCTGACCCATAGACTTCCAGTGCTCGTTAGACCAAGTGTGTCCGCCATCGTCAGACCAGCGCAACATAACCTGTGGATCTGCGCCAATGGTAATTGTGTATTGAGCGTAATCGCGGATCTTTAAAGCAGACCCAGCGCGGTCAAGAATAAAATCATGTGCGCGATCATAAATATAAATAATATCATTGACTTCCTCTTGGCTGTAACCCGAAAGACCTACGCCAGCTTGACAGTCAAGCTGAAGACTATGTTGCGTCGAACGGTTTAGATCGTTCTGGCCTGTAGGTAGTGCGCGCCATGAGCGCAACCATTTCTGTGTAGATCCTGCTTCCGAATAAACAGTCGGATCATAAGCAAGAATGTCACCCGTGCGGTAGTCGCCGATAACAATTTCATTGTTAAAGTTCATCTGGCAAACGCCGCGTGTGCGGGTAAACTGATTGTTTATCCAAGCCGCGCGTTCATGCCATGCGCCTGTTGCCACGTCATAGACCCATGTCGTGTTAGCGTTGGGGAAGTTCAGAACGTAGAAGCTATGGCCGTCTTGTTGATAAGTGTAGCCCACAGCGTCAGATAATGTCGCGTATTGTTGAATCTGCCACTCAACCGCATGGGTTGAAACACGCTCGCCTGAGTAACCTTTTGAGCGATAGACGATACCATTACCGCGAGCGTCAGCGCCGAGCCAGAACAGACCGTTGTCGAGCTTGGCGACCGAGTAGGCGGCAAGACAGCCGATTTCGTTAAACGCGCCTTGAATACGCGCTAACGGAAAATCTGGCAGACCGGCGTCATACCAGACTTCGACTGAGTTTGTGCCAAATAGCCAGACTTCGCGATGGTCTACAATCAGCGTGACAAGATTGTCAGGTGAACCTTCCGCGCTCGCAAAATAGAGCGGATCAACTGTTGTTCCTGTTGAATCCATAACCCAGAAAATCTGACTGTCTGGTTGGTTGAATACAAACCAACCGTCCAAAAAGCCACAGCCGACAGCCCCTGCGAAGGGCGAAGTAAGCTGCGTCAGGAAAGGCGTGAACGTCAGCGTGGTGCCTGTGTTAGTCGCCGTAGCCGCTGCCGATAGGATAAAGAAAGGTGAAAATGTCAGTGTAACGCCAGTATTGGTGGCAGTAGCAGCCGCCGACAATACAAACGTCGTTGTATTCGTAATGCTGGCGACTCGCGCGCCTGCCGGAATACCTGTGCCTGATACAGGTTGACCAACATTAATATTAGTTGTGCTACCGCCCGATACCGTCGTGCTTGCGTTAGTCGTATTAAACGTAGTTGTTGTCGTATCGTAGACTACGCTAGAGACTGTTGCGCTTGTAGGGATGCCGGTGCCTGACACAGGCTGGCCTGGATAAACGTAAGTTACATCACCATTCCATACAGTCGTAACGCCGTTTGTTGTATTAAACGCAAGCTCTTGATAAGTGCTATTATAAATATATCCGTTTGTTCCGGCGGCGATAAACATCTGCCTGCCGTTGTCAGTCATTGTAACTTGATCGGCACCTTCGATTGTGCCTAACTCTGCATAATCCCAATTAGAATCAATACGATATAGTTTAGTTGCGGATACCGCGTAACCATAAGCAACTTTGGCTGATTCACCTGCTTGTGGATCAATGCGGTCGCTTGTAAACGTCCAAAGCCCTCGAACCGGCCCTTGGCCTAATGTCTGAAGAAAGCGCAGCCCTGGCGCGCGTTGTAGCCACGCGGCCTGCTTACCACCTTCAGGCACAACTTCAGGGAACAAGTTAACCATGCGGTTGTCAGCCGCATTTGGACTGCGGGTGACATAACTAGAGCCAAGAATAGGCGTTGCGACCATCAGTAGTTGCCCGCATAGATGTTATAGCGCTGACGTGTGCCGACAATGCTGTAAGGCAGAGCCATGATGTCGTCAGGGTTATTGATGCGCTTGAGATTGCGCTTGCTATACATAGCGATCCGGCTGACCGTAGGTGACGGCTCGACGCCAAACTCAGGGGCCAACTCGCAAGCCAGATTGTATCGGAACGCCCGTAGATACCCAGGCGGGAAAAGGATCGCCGTTGCTAGATTAGCAGGCTCCGACAGCTTTTCGACTGAAATGAAATGCCATTCTAACAGTCTTAAAGGCACTGGATAGATGACCATATCAATGTTTGGATAGGTCATATTGGTGAATATGACCTGTGGGTAAGTAGACGTTACGGTCTTAACCGCAATGCCGTCATACTGTTGCTGATTGATAAATTTAATGCCGTAAGACACGTTGGTCTGTGGATCGCGGAAGTAAGTCGCGTCATCCAGCAATACAGGACGTAAACCCACAAAGTCGCCGGTCGGCCCCAGCGTGCGGCTACGCTCGCCTGACGGCCAATTGAATACTTGATCTTGAGTTGAGAACACCGACAGTCGTTCGGTATTCCAACTGTCGATCATTTGATTCAGAGCAAATAGCGCATCATTCGCTGTCTCGGACGAGGGCGTTTCGCCTTCGGCTAACACTCCGAGAAGCCTCAACGCCCCCACTATCTGATCGTAGCAACTGTATGTCGTCATTTGGGTCGAACCTCTCCCAGCCGTTCTCAATATCGGCTTCGGCCTCTAGGTCGAGACACGCCACTTTAACCCCATG